GTGGTACACGCCGCCGCACGTCTTCGATGCGCTTGGCGCTCGGTTTGATATCGACGTCGCGAGTCCAGGGCAGAATATCACGCCTTGGATTCCTGCGGAACGATTTATCACGGCGAACTCGCTCGGAATTTCCTGGGAAGGCTTCGCATGGATGAATCCGCCGTTTGGTGGCCGTAACGCTTTGGTGCCTTGGTTGGAGAAGTTCTTTGCGCATGGAGGCGGTATTTGCCTCGTGCCAGATCGTACCTCGGCTCCTTGGTGGCAGTCCTTTGCGCCTCGCGCCGACGCCATCCTATTCGTGAAGCGCAAGATCAAGTTCATCGCGGCTGACGGCAAGGAAGGCAAGTCGCCAGCGCAGGGAACATGCCTGTTTGCGCTCGGCGCTGCGGCTGAGAATGCTTTGTTTCGCGCCGCTTCAAACGGCCTTGGAACGGTCTTCAAGCCTCATGGATAAGCCGATTGTAGGATGGACGAGAGAATATCTCCGCTGCCATCGCCAGCGTGGAGAGAAGATAGAAACATTGGCTGTGAAAAGCGAAGAGCGGGTTATGCGTGTTGTGGTGGTGAGGTTGCCGACGAAGCGGAAGCAGATCGAACGGAGATGACGAATGGTTATTGACGAACGCGAAGTTGCAGAAGTGGCCAAGAAACTTGCCTTGGTCGAAGGTCATTCAGTGTCTAGCGCCTATCGGATCGGGGACGGCTTTGAGATTCCGCGCTGGCTAACTTTTATCAGCGAGGCGCGCAAACTTGTCATCAATCGTATCGCCACACAAGGAAAGTGAAACGCCCTGTTGTGGTGAGGTTGCCGAGACGGAAGAACGAGAGAAGCTGAGATGACTGACGACAACAGCGGAATAGTTGGCGAGGTGCCAGCGCGGCAGTGTACCTGTCATCGCTGCATCAAGGAATTTGACCTCAAGGATGCGAGTGGCTTCCCGCTTTCCTGTGTTCGTATGATCGTCTGTACCGAATGCGGGAACAAGCGTTGTCCGAAAGCGAGCGATCACCGGCTTGCATGCACGGGAAGCAATGAATCCGGTCAGCCGGGAAGCGTCTACTGACATTGCCGAGTCGGAAAACGAAATAGGAGAGCCAGCCGTGACGAATGACGGAATTATCGAAATCAAACAGGAGCACTTTGAAAAATTCAAACATTCTCGGCAAGTCTGGCTGATTGAAGAACGCGGCGCTGAATTCATTGTCCATCAATGGCATGGCGAAGGCTGGCAAAACGGAGCCGGCGTGGCGCCTGCTACGAGTTACCCGACATTACGCAAAGCTACCGCGCGATTGTTGCAATTGCTGGGGATTGGTCCCGTCGCCCCGCAGACATGGCCAGAAGACATATGCGTGGGGTCCGTCGAAATCTCTGGTGACGTGGACGCCGCCTCCTAGTTCTCGCGTTTCATCATAGGAAGGGAAGGGGAAGATGAATAAGCGACAAGCGAAAGCAAAGAGCCTGGAAGGGAAGCTATCGATTGGCGATCTCCGCGCCATGATCGATGCCTCGGCATCGCGAGGTGGCTCCAGCTCAGTCAACAAAGACATTCCTCATCAGCGGGCGATAGAGGTCTATCGAGGAGCGTTTGAGGGGCGAGACGATAGCGAAGTCCCGAAGCCATTCATTCGCGACATTTACCGGAATGTCGATAGACCAAGCAGGGATAGTCTCATCATTTGCAACATTCTGCGTGATTGCGCCGATTAGTCCCGCGTTCCTTGCGTAAATCTGAAATCAAGCGGCGAGGGGAAAGAATGCTTGCGGAGACAAAACAACGCGAGGAAGCCAAACAGCTCCTTGATGCATTGCGCACATTGGTCAAGCGCTCTTGGAAGACGCTAGCGGCTATCAAAGACCCGGATGGGAAGTACCTAGGCCTGAAATCAGGCTGGGTCTTCTCGGTCGTCAATGACGCTCAGGAGTCCTATGGCTGGTCTGCGGTGAAGGTCCGCTTCGTCCCGTCTGCCGAGGATATTTCCAATATGGAATCCGTCATGACGTGGATGGCGTGGCTTCGTCGTGAACGGGGCGACCATGAACTCGGCCGCATCCGCGATTGGTCGTTCGGAATCCCCGTCTGGAAGATGGCCGACCGCGAAGCATGCTCGGAACGAACTATCCTCAACCGCATCGATCGATCTCTGGCGGCCATCATCGCTGAATTTATGGCGGCAAACCCCGACGTCGAGATTATCGAGGAGCGCGGAGGTAGGTCAGCCGAGAGCTTCTGTCTTGAGCGCCCGTATATCGGCGTAGGCGGCTCTCTTGATCCTGGAAAAGTCTACATCGCCGACATTGGCTGGATGAACCTCGGAAAGCCTTGGAACAGGGGAGAGGCCCTGGCCGCCAAATACAGCCGGCGTCAGCGTGCAGCATGATTGATCTGGCAGTCTATAACTCCAAGCTCCGACAGTCGCTCAAAGCCCGCGAGGCCTATTGCCTTTACACGGTCGCGCATGATGCCAATGGCCCGGTGAAGATAGCGTCGAGCGGTGATCCCATCCAAAGGCTGGCAAACCTGCAAGGGGGGAATCCGCAGCCCCTTTCCCTTTGGTTTATGCTCTGGTCCCGGTCCTGCGGAAAGCTAGAGATCGAACGGATAGAGCAGGCGGTGCGGCTGCATTTCTTCGATAAGAAGGTCTTGGGCGACTGGTTCGACATAAGCCCAGAGGCGGCAGAGCGTGAAATCCGCGCGACGAGCCGAAAACTATTCCCGCATCTCGAATTTTATGTGGGAGACAGTGCAGGGCTCCAGAAATGCGCTTGACGTTTTCCATTACCGCGTACTACAAAGGCTTGACCATATACCCTAACTGATTTGCGCCCGCGAGAAATCCGGGCGCTTTTGATTCTGGGGCCTTATGGCCTTCAGACTTCCGGCACAGGCGCGTCCGACAAGCTGGCCGGTCGTAGATTCTCGGCGGGGACCGGCAGACCAGACCGTAAGTAGGCAAGGGGACGGTGAAACTCCGTCTAGGCGAAAGCCGATAGCTCAGAGAGAGCGGTGCTGAAACAAGCTATATGCGCTGCATGTAGCCTCGGGCCTAAGGTGCACCGCCATTCGTCTTGACCTTGCCGCCGCCGCGGCCTTCTGGAACGGACGATGCGAGCGGACAACGGTCTGACGGCGGCGCTAAGGCGGGCAGATGCAGTGAAGCATGCCGGACGGGGTGAAAGCCCCCGCGCCATTTTCCCGCCCGCAAGGGCAAAGAGTTTCGAGATGCCTGGCGCCTCGTGAGAGGAACTGCCGATAGATGGGATAAGCGGGCAAGCCCATCACCTGAGCTGCCGACTACCCGATTGGGCGGCTCCATCTCGAATTAGTTTCGAGCGAGCGCACACGCGCTGACGTTGGTAAGGCAGACGCCGCACAAGCCGGCGCATCCATCCCGAGGACAGAGCACGTATAAAGGCCGAGGGACAGTTTGCTAGGCGAACTCGGCTAATCGTGTGGTGCCCGTACGAATATCGGGAAAGCTGCCGCGCTGGAATTAACCGGCGAAGCTCGAAAACCTAACAAGCCGAGCCCCTCTACCAATAGGACGGGCTGGTCCTCATTTCGAGCGGCGGCGCTGAAAGCAGAAGCGCATTCGATGGCGGAGTCCGTAAGCCGAAAGGCTTCTTGACGGGTTTATGCTCTGAGCCGGAGTCGCGCCCGGCCCGCTCGAAAGCCATATCGCGGAGAAGCCAGCTGCTGCCTGTGATCTAAACCAAAGGAACTCAGATTATGACCGAAGGCAACGGCGCGCAGCGATGGATCCCGGTTGGAATCGGCCCGAAGTGCTGAGCACAGCTCGCGCCCCCTCCCATATCTAACATGCGCCGTAAGGAAGGGATGATCCGCGGCTGCTGGCCGATCTAGTGCGCGGCTTTTAAAAATACTTTATCTAAAGGCTATCTCGAATTTTTCATTGCAGACCGTGCATCGGAAGAAATCGTGGGTGCTCGTTCCTCCGCCAATCGGATATAGCGGCGCTCTATTTTCGTGCTTAATCCAGCAACTCGGGCATTGGGGGCCTGACTCGAGTTCAGGCTGATAGTTGAAAAGACGGTCCGGGACCGAGCGCGCAAAATTCAATTGTGTTTCTATCTCAACTTCCCGTGCCTTTATTTTCTCAAGCTCTTTCTGAAGGGCAGATACGCGATTTTGAAGACCGCGAGCGATCTCTGTAGCTATTTGCTTAAGTTCACCGGCGCGCGACATGAGCAGCCATCCCTATGGATTAGCGGTCACCGAGCCTATCTCAGCCGAGCGATATTTGCCATTTGAAAGAAGCCGGAACTAGTGACCGACCGCAAGACCGTCGATTGGGAAGCAATCGAGCGAGAGTATCGCGCCGGACAGCTTTCGCTCCGGGAGATCGGCCGCCGCTTCGATGTGACGGATACCGCAATCCGGAAGAAGGCCAAGGCGGAAGGTTGGTCCCGCGACCTGACTGATGAGGTCAGGCGAGCCGTCCGTAACGAGGCGGTTCGCAGCGCGGTTCGCAGCGAACTCTCACGCGAACCCGTAGATGACGAAGAGATCGTCCGCACCCATGCTCAGCGTGGCGCCAGGGCGATTGAAGGGCATCTCAGCAGGGCCGGTCGCCTGAAGGGCATCTTCGATACGATGGTAACCCAGCTCGAAGTCTATCTGGCTGGAGGCACTCCAGCGGTGCCGATTTTCGTCTCGAAAGGCGATAGTCCGGCCACCATCATGCGGACGTGCGCTGGCACCCTTGAGAGTATTGAGAAGGTCGAGCGGCGGGCGCTGAATATTGACGAGCCATCGGATTCGCCAGGCGAAGCGCTCGCCCGGATTGAGCGACGGATCATCGACGCTAACAATCCAGACACCTAGGGTCTTTCTGCCGCTTCTTGAGCCGGCGCGCTACAAAGGGGCATATGGCGGACGCGGGAGTGGAAAAAGCCATTTCTTCGCTGAGGCCCTGATCGAGCGATGTTTGCTCAAGCCCACGCGAGCGGTCTGCATTCGTGAGATCCAGCGGTCACTCGCCGAGTCAGTCAAGCGGCTGCTCGAAGACAAGATCCAGAAACTAGGCGTCGGCCGGTATTTCAGGATTTTGGAGTCGCATATCGACGCCCCGCATGGCGGCATCATCATCTTCCAAGGTATGCAAAATCATACCGCGGAATCGATCAAGTCGCTCGAAGGCTATGAGATTGCCTGGGGCGAGGAGGCGCATACATTATCGGCCCGAAGCCTTGAGCTTCTGATCCCGACGATCAGGGCGCCTGGCAGCGAGCTTTGGTTCTCCTGGAATCCGAACAAGGCAACCGATCCGGTTGACGCGCTGTTTCGGGGCGAAGGTAAAATCGAGGGCGACGACGTTAAATGCGTCGAGGCCCGGTGGCAGGATAATCCTTGGTTTCCTGAGGTCTTGCGGCGCGACATGCTGCGGGACAAGGATCGTGATTTCGACAAATACTGCCACGTCTGGCTTGGCGAATATCTGTCGATTTCGGATGCGCTGATCTTCAGGAACCGCGTGTCTTTCGAGACATTCGAGACCCCAAGCGATGTCCGTTTCTATTTCGGAGCGGACTGGGGTTTTGCCAACGACCCGACGGTTGTGACGCGGAGCTGGGTCAAAGACGAGTGCCTTTTCATCGACTATGAGGCCTTCGGCTACCACGTCGAAATAGACGATACGCCTGCACTTTTCACGGGCGTTCCGGGTTCGAAGAAATGGCCTATCAAGGCCGATAGCGCCAGGCCAGAGACGATCAGTTTCATGCGGCGTGCTGGGTTCGACATTTCGGCCGCCGAGAAATGGTCAGGCAGCGTAGAGGACGGCATTGCCTATCTCAAGGGGTTTAAGCGCATTGTCATCCACGAGCGCTGCCAGGAACTCATGAAGGAAGCGCGGCTCTATAGCTACAAGGTCGATCCGAGGACCGGCGACGTGCTGCCGATCATCGTCGACAAGCACAATCACGGATGGGATGCGGTTCGGTATTCGTTGGATGGATATATCCGCCATAAGGGGCCGATGAAAATCTCGAACGCAATGCTCGATCGAGCGGCAAATCCTGGCGCCTGGCGGTAGTGTGATGGGCTTCATCGAGCGCTTGTTCGGCAATGAGAAATTGCCACCTCAGAAAACGGGAACGCTGAACGAGACCAAGAAACGCGCCGGGCTGAAGATTCCAGATACCGCGCTCCATTGGCCGAAGAAAGACGCAGCCGCCGAAGTCTTTACGGTTCCGGCTCATCCGCCCTGTGTGGGTGAAGCAGGTGCTACGATCGCGCAGGACTCGGCCATTGCGGAATCAGCAGGCTGGGCAAATGCAGCCCTGCAAGGCCTTGGTAGTTTCTGGGTCGAAGGCACAACGTTCCTCGGCTACGCCTATCTTTCCGAGCTGGCGCAGAAGCCCGAGTATAGGGTGATCTCTGAAACGCTTGCGACGGAGATGACCCGGAAGTGGATACGGTTCGTCTCGAAGGGCGACGACGACAAAACAGATCGGATCGCGGAGCTCGATGCCGAATTCAAGCGGCTGAAAGTTCGGGATCTCTTCTGTCGGGCTGCACAACAAGATGGGTTCTTCGGTCGTGGCCACATCTATGTCGACACAGGCGACAGCGACGACCCGGCAGAGCTGAATACGTCGATCGGCGACGGTTGGGATACAGTCAGTAAGGGAAAGGTCTCAAAGAACAAGCCGATCAAGGCGCTTCGTACCGTAGAGGCCGTCTGGTGCTATCCGACGAGCTACAACTCGAACGATCCGTTGAAAGACGATTGGTACCGGCCGAACAGCTGGTATGTGCAGGCGAAAATCGTCCATTCCTCTCGACTGATCACCTTTATCGGGCGGGAAGTTCCTGACCTTCTGAAGCCGACCTATTCGTTCGGCGGCCTGTCACTGTCGCAGATGGCGAAACCATATGTCGACAATTTCTTGCGGAATCGGCAGTCGGCCAGCGATATCGTCAATGCCTTTTCCGTGTTTGTCCTGCTCTCGAATTTGCAAGAGTCCCTGCAAGGCGACGGCGATCAGCTCTTCAAGCGAGCCAAGCTGTTCAATGAGGCCCGCAGCAATGCCGGCTTGATGATCCTCGATAAAGACAGCGAGGATTTCAAGAATGTTTCGGCTCAGCTCGGAGGTGTTTCTGATCTCCTGGCCAAGAGCCAAGAGATGATGTGCATGCCAGCACATGCCCCGGTCGTAAAGCTATGGGGCATCCAGCCGGCAGGCCTAAATGCCGACTCTGAAGGCGTGATGCGGTCATATTATGACTACATCCACTCCTATCAGGAGCATTTATTCCGCGACAAGATCCATCGCCTGATGGGTCTCGTGATGCTGTCGATCTGGGATGAGGTCGATGATGGCATTGGGTTCGAATTTGAACCGCTCTGGGCGCTGGACGAGGAAAAACAGGCTCAGGTGCGTAAAATTGAAGCCGAAACGGATCAGATCCTGATCGACAACGGCGAAATTTCGCCCGAGGAGGGACGCAAGCGCGTCGCCGCCGACCCGGACACGCCCTATCACGGCCTAGATCCTGATGACGCGCCCGACCTTCTTGATGAAGAAGAGC